ACCACCTCTACACTTCCCTTCAATGAAGACACTTTTCGGTGTTTACACACTGAGAGTAATCTTCCACAAGAAGGTACCTCATCAGGCATGGTAAGATCTGTTTGATACATGAACAGGTCGCTACCCGCTTGATAAGCGTAAGCAAGTAATTTTAATACAAATGGTGACTCTATAGTCCCAGATTTATTAAAATACACTTGGATACGTTTCCATTCGGAAGCGTTCCAGGTTAACAATCGCATCCTTGAACCCCCAGAACCTACCCAATTATACCGGATTAGTCTGTAAGCAATCTCTTTTAAGGCCGTTAAGCCTTTCAAAGATGCTACAGTAAACTCAGCATAAGGGAGCGGCGAGATATTTGTAGTCCCTAGCCAAATCTGGTTAGCAAAGTTGAAGAGTGGATACTCAACAGCCTTACTATTCAGACTTGGCTTCTTTTCTGAAATAAATGATTTCGGAAGAGAGATAGGGACCCCAAAATCTTCCATGGTTCGGAGGTACTCAGTTGCAACTGATAGATCGCCAATTACTATGTCGTCTCCAAGGACTCTGTAAGCTTTAAATATATCAAACTTACCAGTAACCTTCCATGCTGAAAACTGAACCACCAAGTGGTGGAACAGTGCCAGCAAGGCCCAAGAGCTGAAAGCTCCCATGGGTTGACCTCTAGTATATTTGACCTCTCCTGTTACTTTACCTTTTTCAGTGGTAAGAAACCCTCGAGCCACCATAAGGGACACCCACGCGTTAGCCATGCGCCTTGTTACCAAGACAGACAGGACTTCAACGTAAGCCTGGATGGGAATCATATCGGTTGCCTTGGATAGATCAAAAGAGTATATATTCTCATGACCTTCCTCTGCAAAAGATTTGACTGCCGCAGACTGATCGTAAGTCGCATCCATAGGGCTGAAATGATCTATTATAAATTTCATTACAGCCTCATGGAGAGGCTTAAGAACAATCTGAGTCCAGTAGTCCACTATAGCGAAAGGACGGATCTTACCCGCTGGTTCATACTTCAGCGAAATCCTACCAAGTCCATGAGGTCTCTTACTTGTCTCTCTTTCACTTCTTCCTTTGGTTTTAACCACAGGAAGAGGGAGAGAGCGAGAGTAGGAAACTGCTCGGTACTCGGATAGAACTAAGAATGAGTTTAGGACCCTCGACACTGATGGATACAAGTGTATAATGGAGGATAAATACTCCCACATTATGCTGACCTGACCTAAGGCCTTCCACAACTGAGCATCCCGAAGGATGCCCGAGTAGGAAGATTTATGATTGGGACTGGATGATAGAATTGGAACAAATTCTATATCTGCCACTCTCATGCCAAAGGTTCGGATGTACCCATCCTTGACGATTCCTCGACCTTTCCAGCAGAATGCATCGAACCATTCGTGTAAGTCTCTGAAATTTCTTTCAGACTTAGGAGATTGGATCGAATCATATGATGGAAGACCGTACGCTCCTTCAAATCCTCTATACATACTCAAGATTGATATAACTAATCTTAGAATAGGTATAGATTTTTGTCGGATCGCGGATCGGATCTCTCTAGGAAGAAAGGCAGGTAGACCATTTGCTAACTTTACCCAGGCCCCTAAGGGTCTAGTATCGTTAAGCGGCTGGCCTGCAAGCCATTTCTGAATAGAGATTACCGAAACTTTCATTTTATTGATCATCGTATCTAACCCTTCGTTGACTAAAGTGTTACGAAAGTAGGTTCCAACTGAATTGAATAACTTCGCATGATGACGCTTTGCACGTTTCCCTAAGCAATTTAGGACAAATAATCCAAATTTGGTTAGGAGCAACTGCAGGTTTCCCCACGTTGGCTTGACCGTCTTTGTCGCTTCACGGTGAAATGATTTTGTTTTATACATTATTATTTCGCTGAGCTGTGATAAAGATTTTCCTTATCCACTACAAAGTAGCGGGGGCAGGTCGAACGTATCTATCGCGTACTTGAGTTGATCCGAATCACCCGGAGGTACTTCTCGTCGCACTCTAACTCATGATGAGTTGATACTATACCCGGTAACGAGGGTAAGTCGGGGAGACAAGGACAGATTGTCTCAGGGCCCGCAAATAGGTCGCAAGACCGGGAAGCGGACAACCCGAGGGGCG